GCCAGATGCATATGTCCCAAGTCCTACACCTATATCATCTAAGATTGATACTGTTATGGGAATGTCCCAAACAGGTGAGGATGATCCACAATATGTTTTACTTGAACAACATTGTTATTTAGAACTTGAGTCTGATCCAGAATATTCTGAAGGTGTTGCTCTTCCTTATATTGTTACTGTTGAAGAGCAGTCTCGTCAGATACTAAGTATTCGTAGAAACTATCGACCTGATGATCCTACAAGAGAAAAGATTATGCATTTTGTGCATTATCGCTTTGTACCGGGCTTTGGTTTCTATGGGTTAGGGCTGATCCATTTCCTTGGCAATCTTACACTGACTGCAACTGCAGCTATGCGAGCCTTGGTTGATGCGGGTCAGTTCTCGAACTTACCGGGAGGATTTAAAGCAAAGGGTGTGAGGATTGTTGGTGATAACGATCCAATTGCACCGGGTGAGTTCAAAGAAGTTGAAGCAACTGGTATGGACCTTTCTAAGTCTATTGTTCCTTTGCCATATAAGGAGCCTTCCTCGACCCTGTTCCAGATGCTAAACTTTGTTACAGCCACAGGACAGAAGTTTGCTGATAGTACCGAACAGGTTGTATCAGATGCTTCTTCATATGGGCCTGTGGGTACAACGATGGCTCTTCTTGAAGCGTCTAGTAAGTTCTTTAGTGCAATCCACAAAAGACTTCATAAGTCTCAGAAAGATGAGTTCAAGATACTAGCAAAAATAAACTACGACTATTTGCCAAATGAATATCCTTTTGATGTACCGGGCATGTCCCAGAAAATTCTCAAAAGAGATTTTGATGGTAGAATAGATGTTATTCCTGTTAGTGATCCAAACATCCCGTCAAATGCTCACCGGATGATGTTGGCTCAGATGGCACTACAATTAGCCCAGCAATCTCCTCCCGGTATGTTCAACCTAGAAGCACTAAACAGAACAATTCTCGATGCGGCAAATATGCCAAATCTAGATGAAATATTACCTCCTAAGAAAGAACCTCGACCACTTGATCCACTATCTGATATTGCGGCGGCTACAAGAGGTCTACCAATTGCAGCTTTCCCCGGTCAAAATCATGATGCTCATGTTCAAGTAAAGATGGCTTTCCTGCAAGACCCAATGAATGGAAAGAATCCGGCAATGCAACGAGTTGTGCCTGTGTTACAATCAAACATTCAAGAACATATTATCATGAAGTATCAAGAGCAGGTAACTGGAGTTGCACAGAATATTGTGGGTAACTTGCCACCAGAGCAACAGCAAATGCCTAATGTTATGGAAGTTGCTATGGCTCAAGCAGCATCTCAAGTTCAAAATGCTAATCAAGCTATGGGTCAGCAACAAAGTCCTGAAGCACAAATGGTTGATCTTGAAAAAGCAAGATTACAAATTGAGCAGCAAAAACTTCAACTTGATACTATGAAGAATGCTTCAGAGGCTTCTCTTAAAAATAGAGAACTTGACATTGAAGAAACAGAAGTTGCACTTAAAGCAATACAAGATGGACAGCAACAATTAATTAAATCTGAAGAAAAAGAAAAAGACAGAATTAATAAACAAACTATAAAAGCTGTAGATACTCTTGTTAATGCAGCAACTGAAGATGCAAGATTACAAAATGCTCAACAACTAAAAGCTATGGACCTTCTTGGTAAACTAACACAGATATCAGAAGGAAGAGAATCTACAGAAAATATAGAAGGATTAAGAGCTTTAATGAAAGTTATTGAAACTGCTATAAGTAAAGGAGAGTAATATGAAAGAAAAAATAAAATCTATGTTTGAAAAATGTAAATGTAGTATTTGTATTAAAACAATTTGTGCTGCAATTATTGGTGTTATAGTAGGGGCTGTAATTTTCTAATGAATTTATGGGACGAAATTATAGTATCTTTAAATGAACAGATGGATCATATAAAGACAAACCTAGCAGAAAATGGAGTTAGCGACTACGCAAGTTATAGGGAATTGGTAGGGTTTTATCAAGGGTTAGCATGGGCCAGAAATGATTTAACCAATATTATAAAAACAAGATATCATGATGAAGAAGGAGAATAACCATGCAACAAGCTGCTTTGAATAAAGCAATTAAAAATGATCAATGGATTAGCGGAGATGAAGAAGAAGTAGCTGATCCCTCACCTCTACCTACAATTCCCGGTTTTAATGTTTTAATTCGTCCAGTATCTATTAAATCAAAAACAAAAGGTGGTATTCTTCTGCCTGACTCTACGGTAGATGATATGACATATCTTACTACAGTAGGTAAAGTTTTGGCTGTGGGTGAGCTTGCCTACGAAGATAAAGAAAAGTTTTCCACAGGTGCTTGGTGTGAGCCGGGTGACTATGTGTGTTATGGTAAGCATGCTGGTGTAAAAATGATTTATAAAGGAGTAAAGCTTATTCTTTTGTATGACGATCAAATTATGCTAAAGGTAGAAAACCCAAAGGATTTAGACCCTACATTTAATTTATCTAACTAAGGGGTTGCCTAAACGCAAAAAATAGTGTATAATATAGTTATTCGTAAAACGTCTGTGTCGAATCAGTCGAAAGGAAAGAAAGTAAATGGAAGAGAATAATGACGAGTGGGGTGACGTTACGATCCCAGAAAAGGTAGAGTATGAAATTGAAGAAGATACTCCACCTCCTGTAGAACAAGCAGAGCCTGAAGTTACAGCAGAAGCTCCTAAGAAAGAAGAAATAAAAGAGCTTGATGGTATTGAAACAAATGGCGCACAGAAAAGAATTAGACAATTAGTAAAGCAGCGTAAAGAACGAGAAGAACAAATAGAGGCTTTGCTACAAGAAAAGAAAGAACTACAAGAAAGACTTTCGAGCCAAGAACAAAGTTTTGTTGACACTCAAAAAACAACTACAGATATGAGTGAGCAACAGTTAAATGATAAGGTTGCGTTAGCTAAGTCTGCATATCTAGATGCTTATAATTCTGGTGACGGAGAAAAAGTTCTTCAAACGCTAGAAGTTCTTCAAAGAAGTCAACTTGATTTAGATAACTTGAGTAAGCAAAAAGCTGCTCTAGATAATTATACTAAAGCAAAAGAAGAAGAAGCTAAGAAACAAGCAGATCAACCACAACAGCAACAACCCGCCCAAAGAACTCCTGATCCTAGAGCAGAAGAATGGGCGTCAGAAAATGAATGGTTTGGTAAGGATAGTGTTATGACAGCTTCAGCCCTTGCTATTGATGCAGAGCTAAAGCAAATGGGATACGATCCTGACGAAGAAGATTTTTATACGGAAATTGATCGTAGACTACGAACTGAATTTCCACACAAGTTTACTGACCAAGAGGTGAGTGAAGATAATCGTTCGCAGCAGACGGCACCTGCTGCTCAAGTGGTCGCTGGAGCTTCCCGGTCGCCAGCAACATCTAGCAAGAAGATTAAACTTTCACAAGAAGATGTTCGACTTGCAAATAAATGGAATATTCCACTTGAAGTATATGCCGCTGAAAAATTAAAAGTTGATAATTCAGACGGTGATTACACAGACATAACATTTGGCCGAGGGAGTTAAGACATGAACACACGGAAGAGCGAGGTACGTTCAGCCAGCACAAGAGAACGGAAAACTAGAGAAGAGAACGAATGGACATATGAAGAGCCTAATGCGCTAGACATTCCAGATCAAGTCATGAATAGAATGGCAAATGAAGGAATGTCACTACGTTGGATTCGTATACATCTAAAAGGCGCAGATGACTACCAGAATGTTGGTAAGAAAATGGCAGAAGGATGGACATGGGTTACTCCAGAAGAAGTTCCAGAGATGGCGATATCTTCAGTCGTACAGGAGAATGGGCGATATAGCGGAACAGTCTGTCGTGGGGATTTAGCGTTGGCTAAGATGCCAACAGGTAAGCTAGAAGCTCGTAAAAGGTATTATGAGAATAAGAGTCAGCAGTTGATGAATGCAGTTAATGCACAACTGGAGAATGCCTCTGATTCTAGAATGCCTATTAGTAATAACAGTAGGTCCACAGTAACTAGAGGGCGAAGACCAAACTTCCAAGAATAGTTAGTGTGGGTCATGGGATAATCAGAGAGGAGTGACATTATGTCTACTACTAAAAACCTTAGAGGTTTCCTTCCTGCCCGCAAACGTGGTTCTGGTTGTAACTCCACAGGTTTCGATGAACTGCCGATTGCATCTGGTGATGCGAGAAGCATGTTCTGTGGTGATCTAATCAAGACGAGCCTTGGAAATGTAGAACCTGTCTCTGCAGACGCTGACTTTGCTGACGGTGTTTTCATGGGGTGCCACTATGTAGCGAACGGGGAACCCAAATATAGCAAGTATTGGCCTGCTAATACGAGTGCTACTGACATTAAAGCTTTTGTTGATACGAGTCCGTCGTCTACCTATTTTATTCAAGCAGATGCTTCGGTATCTTCGGGGGATATTAATACGGTGAACTTCGGTCTTACTCTTGGAACGGGTAGCACCTTTACCGGACAGTCTGGTTTTGGTGTTAAAGCGGCAACAAGAAATACCACTATTCTTCCTGTAAGAGCTATTGGTGTTCTTGATGAGCCGGGCAATGATATTACCATTGCTGCGGAAAGAGCCTTCCCGGTTCTGGAAGTTCGTATCGTTAAGCATGTGGACGCTAAGTTGTCCTCACCATCAGGCATTTAATAGGGGAGTTTGAATCATGGCTATTAATAGAGCTAGTATTGCAAAAGAACTTCTCCCCGGTCTGAATGCTGTATTTGGACTAGAATATGGAGAAGTCGATAATGAGCATGAACCTCTTTTTGAGGTTGAAAACTCAGACAGAGCTTTTGAAGAAGAAGTTCTGTTCACAGGCTTCGGCTCTGCACCTGTAAAGGGTGAAGGTGCTGCAGTTACTTATGATGAAGCAAGTGAAAGTTACGTTTCTCGTTATGTAAACGAAACGATTTCTCTTGCCTTTGCGGTAACGGAAGAAGCTATGGAAGATAATTTGTATGATACCTTTGCTAAGTTGAGAGCTAAAGCTCTTGCGAGAGCAATGGGTAATACGAAGCAGGTTAAAGCTGCTGATATCTTCAACAACGGTTTCACTGATGCTGCTGCCTTTCATGGTGGCGACGGTGAGCCTCTTTTTAGTAATGCCCATCCAACTGTCGATGGCACTCAGTCTAACCTTCTAACGGCAGCAGACCTTTCGTTTGCTTCGTTGGAAGCTGGTCTTACTGCTATTCAAAAGATTACGGATGACAGAGGCATTCTTACAGGTGGTTCAGCAGTTTCGCTGCATGTTGCGCCAGATAACTGGGCAACGTCGAACTCTCTGCTTAATTCAACCCTGATTCCTGCCTCTGGTACGGTTTCCGCTCTTGGTGGATCACAAGCTGCTACCAACCCGTCAGGATGGAATGATGTCAACTCGATTCAGAGTATGTCGATGCTTCCAAAGGGTTGCTTTATCAATCGTCGCTTTACAGACACTGATGCTTGGTTTATTAGAACGAATGTTCCTAATGGACCTAAGATGTTTGTTAGAGCGCCACTTCAAACGAAGATGGAGCCAGACTTCGATACTGGTAATCTTCGCTTCAAGGCCAGAGAGCGTTATAGCTTTGGTTGGTCTGATTGGAGAGGTTACTTCGGTAACGCTGGTGGATCGTAAGATAAGAACTAGGAGAGGGGAGAAATCCTCTCTCCTCCTTCTTTGGGAGATTTAAATGTCGAATATTAAAATAGCTCAAGTTGCTGGAGGTGCTGGAGGTGCTGGTGCTTTAGTAGATACAGTAACAAGTGTCAGTATTCAAGATACTAGAATTAGAATGTATAGTTATGCTGTAACTGCTGCCTGTGAAATTAGATTAGATGATAGCACTGGAAGTGTAATTAAACAATCTGTTGTTGGTACTAATACTCAAGATTCAGTATACTTACCAGATCAAGGCATTAAAATTTCTGGTGTTGTATCAGTTGTTGGTATAAGCAATGGTGGTAAATTTTTTGTTTATTATGGATAAATAGATGCCTTCTTATAGTGAACTTGTATCTGATATTAGAAATACATCTGAAAATGATTCGCAGGACTTTACTGATCAAATTCCTGTTATCATTAATAAGGCAGAATTTCGTCTTATTAAAGAATTAGATGATGTTGCACTAAATCAAATTACATCTGTTACAACAAGTGTTAATAATCCACTTGTTTCTCTTGCATCAGATACAAGAATAATTAGAAATATTAATATTAAAGTTTCAGGTTCAAAAATTAATTTGTTACAAAGAAGCCAAGAGTATGTAAATGACTATTGGCCTTTTGTTTCTTCATCTGTTGGCGAACCTAAGTATTATGCAATGCGGAGTAATACGCAAATTTATCTTGCGCCCACTCCTGCCTCTGCGTATGACACAGAAGTTGTTTATGTGGCTAGACCTGCTGCTTTAACATCTGCTGCACCAAACAATTATTTTTCAGATTTTTGTTATGATGCTCTTTTTTATGCATCAATGGTGGAAGCATCTTTATTTAATAAAAGTTTTAATACTGTACCAGCATGGCAAGCTGAACTTAAAGCTTCAATTGATGGTCTTCGCAATCAAGCTAGAAGAGCTAGGCAAGATAATATGGAGCTTAATACAAGCCCGGCAGGTAGTGCTAACACAATTATTCAAGGAAGTAGCTAGGAGGGAACTATGCCACTTATTAACAATAAAAAGTATTCTTATGATAAAGCTGGATTTAATCGTTATAAAGAAGAGCGTATGGGTGCTGTAGCTCGTCCAACAGGTCAAGGATATGGAGCAGCTAGAAAAGGTCCAGCAGCAGAGGGTGATTCTATTCAGTTTGAAAAAGTTGTTATTGACAACAAAGAATATGATTACTCGGTATAAGGAATAGTATCATGGCTAAAGCAAAAAGTTTAGTAAAAAAGAAAAGAGGCAGAAAAGGTAGAGGTCGTAAGGCTATACCTGCTGAAATAAAAGCTCAAGCAAAAGCTGCTGGTTTTACTTCTGTTAAGAAATGGGAAGAGGCTGGAAAGCCGGGACCAAAAAGAAAACAGAAGAAGGGAACTGCTAAAAGAAAAGCCACCGAAATGCCGAAAGGTAAAAGAGGTAGAGAAATTGCTGCACTTAAAAGAGCTTCTGATATGGAACGCATGGGAGAAATGGCTCCTGCTATGCCTAGAAGAAGAAATGTTCAAGGTGTAGCAGAAGGTCCGAATAGACCTGCTCTTTC